AGATGAGACTATGAAGCCGCCAACTATTATTCAATTAGTAGCTAAGGTTAATGAGTGAGTTAGCACAGATAGAACTCCCACCTAAATTAGTACCAATCTTTGAGGGTGAGGCAAGAATTAGAGCCAGCTATGGTTCACGAGGTTCAGGTAAGACAAGAAGCTTTGCATTAATGAGTGCAGTCTTTGGTTATCGTTGGGGTAGCTCAGGTATTCAAGGCACAATATTATGTGGTCGTGAGTTTATGAACTCGCTTACTGAATCATCCTTAGAAGAAATTAAAGCGGCTATAAGGTCAGTACCTTGGCTTGAAGATTATTATGAGTTAGGTGACAAATACATTAAAAGTCATGATGGCAACATCACATACACGTTTGCTGGTCTTAGACGTTCATTAGACTCAATCAAATCTAAGTCTCGTATCCTATTAGCTTGGGTAGATGAAGCAGAGAATGTAAGTGGTAGAGCTTGGGATGTCCTACTACCCAGTATTAGAGAAGAGGATAAATCTTTAGGTTTTAGCTCAGAGGTATGGGTAACGTGGAATCCGGAGTCAAAGTATTCTGCAACTCATGAAAGATTTAGAGCTACCTTTCCTAACAATTGTAAGATAGCTCAGTTAAATTACACAGACAATCCTTGGTTTCCAAAAGTATTAGATGACCAACGCTTAGAAGACAGAGAAAAGAGACCTGATATGTATGAGCATATTTGGGAGGGCGGCTTCTTAATATATTCAGAGGGTAGTTATTACAACGCAGAAATGAGAAGAGCTAAAGATGAAGACAGGATTGGTAAAATAAGATATGACAGAGCCAAAGGAGTAGTAACAAGTTGGGATTTAGGTATTGGAGATAGCACGTCAATCGTTTTCTCACAGTTTATTGGTACTGAGGTTCACATTATTGACTACTATGAAGCTTCAGGTGCTGGACTAGAACATTACGCTAAGGTGTTACAAGACAAAGGATACGTTTACGACCAGCATGTATTCCCACATGACGTTAGAGTCAGAGAACTTGGAACAGGTAAGAGTCGTATTGAAACATTAGAAGGATTAGGTATCAGAGATATAGAGATAGCACCTTCATTATTAATAGATGATGGCATACAAAAAGTGAGAGAGCTGTTAGACAAATGTTTCTTTGATGAGATAAAGTGTGAAAAGCTGATAGACTCTCTGTTAAATTACTCACGCGATTGGGATGACAATGGTAAAACGTGGAGAATGAGACCAAAGCACGATTGGAGTTCACATGCGGCAGATTCGATGAGGTATCTTGCTATTGGATACACGCCATACAATGAGTCTTGGGATACACCAATTAGAAGAAACATGAAAGGAATAGTTTAATGGCTGGATTATTAGATGAAGAAGAAAAGAGTTGGGTAGGTCATGCTTTTGAAGGAGTAATGGGCAGACTGTCTGAAGGATTTCAAACTTATAAAGACCTTGCTGTTCCATCTCAAGAAATTGCTGAAGAGATAATAGATTTAGGCGTGTCAAGTTTAAGTAAGCTAGGTGTCTCTGATGAACTTTTGTACGGTAGACCTACAACTACAGAAGATGATTTAGATGCATCAATAAGAAATACAATATTTAATTTACCATCGCAAGTACCAAAATTAGCTAAAGAAACTCTTGAAGTAGTTTATAACCCTGTAGAAAGTGGAGTAGGTTTATTAAGATTGCTTGAAGGAGCTGGCACAAATGCAAGTGATGTATTTTATGACACACTTACACCATCCAAATATGAAGAAGCTTTTAAAGAATTTAGAAGTAGAGGTCAAACAGAACAATCTTTAGAGAACGAAGAGATGGCATCAACTATGGGTGAAAACATAGTTGATAAATTAAGCACAAAACAAGGTAGACGTGATGTGTTTCAACAACATGGTCTAGAAGGATTAATAGCATTAAGTGTATTACCAAAAAATTTATTAACATTATCTAAAGTAAATCAAGAAAAAGTAATAGCCGCGTTCGTTGAAGGTACTGACCCGGAACGTATTATTAACAACCTTACTAAAAATATAACACCAAGCGGCAGAGGAATCATGAGTGACATGAAGTCTGAAATAATGGGTGGAGAGGTAGCCGCTATAAGACTTGGAAAGTCTGTTGAATTAGACAAAGCTGAACAACTATACAAAGAAGGTGTAAGTGCTGAAGAAATATGGAAACAAACTGGATTTGCATTAGCACAAGATGGTAAATGGAGATTTGAGATTGACGATTCAAAAGCAAGTTTAAAAGATATGTCTAAACAAACTATGGATACAAACACAACAGTAAAAGGTGAAGATTATTTAAACCACCCGGAGTTATTTGCCGCATATCCTGAATTAAAAGACATAGATGTTAAGCCTTTCAAATACAACTTACAACCAAATCAGTTTGGATATTATGCTACAACAGGTGGTGTGCCTGAAATAGGAATTAATCCACTTAGTTCAAAAACATTAGAAGAATATAGTCAAATTAAAAAAGGAGAGCTTGACCCGAAAGTATTACTGCTAGGTAAAGTAGGACATGAATTTCAACATGGTGTTCAAGCTATAGAAGATAATGCTGGTGGAAGTTCACCAAGACTAGAAGCTGATAGAGTCATTATAGAAGAGAATCTTCCTGACATACGTTCGCAAATAACTAATATTCAATTACAAATTGATGCATTAGACTTAGTTAATAGCGGCTCTGATACTGCTAAATATTTACCGTTATTAAATAGAAAATCAGATTTAGAAAAAGAACTTGTCAAACAAGAACAATATGCTAGTGATAAAGGTAATGATAATTATAGAAACAGAGTGTTAGGTGAGTTAGAATCATTTCAGACTCAGGCTGACATTGCATTAACAGCAGAAGAAAGAGCTAGAAGATTGCCTAATTACTTACTAAATGAGAATACTCTAATAAGAAATAATAGTACAGCATCCGGAGTAAACAAAGGTCTACTAAGTGAGATAGCACCGCAATCATTAATTAAGTCAACAGAATTTAAAAGACGTAATGATGGAACGTATGTAGGTTTCTCGCCAGCATTAGATACACCACAAAAGTTAAACAAACTAATTAGTCAGTTAGATAAGTTAGCAGTAGAAGGTAAAGACGCTAGAATGTGGTATGAAGATTCATCTAATCAGATACTTAACCTTGTACAGGGTGATGTAGTAGAAGCGGAAAAGATTGCACAGATAATAGCTATTACAAGTCAAGGCGCTTCTGTTGAAACAAACACAGGCTTTGCCTTTAAAGCTTACTCACAATATAAAGCTGGTCTACCTATTGAAGCTGGAAGATTCCCGGCGGCACAAAGCAAGAAAATAGAAGCTATACTTAACGGTGGCTCATGGGAAGGTAGAAAAACTAATTCATTCTATCGTAATCTAATGGTAGAGATTGACCCTAGTAAATTAGCTGGCACAGAAACAACGCAAGATATGTGGATGGCTAGAGCGTTTGGCTTAGACTCTGAAGTACCGGGTGGCGCTCAGTATGAAATCATGGAGAGGATTACACAGTCAATAGCAGATAAACATGGTTATAAACCACACCAAGCTCAAGCGGCTATTTGGGTAGCTGTTAAAGCTAGGAACGATGCTATGAAAAGCGTTATCAATGCCACAGTCAAAGAGAAAGGTTGGGGTAATAATGCTAATGACATCTTCCCACAATTCCAAAAGAAGTTTGATAAGTATTTTCAAAAGACTGTATATGATGGTGACTTTAACGTTGATGAGTTTTTAAAAGCTTCTTATAGTTTTGCAGATGGCATTAACGATAACCTTGGATACATTAACTTAGAGGCTGTACCGGGAACTACAACTAACTTACTACCGGGCATTAAAAATGCTAACGCTGTAGATATAGCCGCTTACACTAAAGATATGTACAGTATCTTTCTTGATGAAAACGGTGTAGATATGTTAGCTAAAGAAATAGGCATTGTATCTCCGGGTAACTTCTTAGGCTTTGGCGGTTGGAAAGGAGACATCAATCCTAATGTACAAGTACAAGGAATACTATCAGGAACACAAGCTGGTGGTATTAATGCGGCTGACATAGAATTAGTAGAAACATATGCCGCAGTAGTTGGCACATTGTTTAAGCAAGATGGTGTTTCATATCGTAGAGCCTTTGTTGAAAAAGCAATAGGAAAACAAAATGCAGTTAAAGTTGATATAGGAAGAACATTAGATAAAGATGAAAGTGTAAGGTTATATGCTGAATTACAAAAACAGTTTAAAAATGATTTAATAGAACCTACTTCAGCGAGCTTTGGTGCTGAAATAATTAATTACACACTATTTGAAGATGTACCAATTAGTAACGCAGACTTTAAAAAACTGGTAAAACAGGCTATAATAGACGCAGACTTAGGTGATGTAGATATAGGTTACTATAATTCTAAAGGCAATATATTACAAAACGATTGGAGGGAGAGTCTAAATGGCGAGTCGTATAAAAACAGAAAAAACGCTACTAGCAACGGACGCAATGTTTACGAACGAATGGTTAATAAGTACCAAGGCAAAGTCGACAAAGAAAACGCAAGATACAAAAAAGACTATGGTTGGTGAAAAAACAAATAAAATCACCAAAGGTTTGCTACAATAGCATTTACTTTGGTTAATTAAACAGGAGTTTTGCATGTCAATGACATTTAAAGATATTTTAGAAGAGATGGTAGGCGGCAAATATTCAGAGTCTGTCGCTAAAGGTATCATGAATACAATGGAATCTAAAATGAAACCTAATGCGAATGTCAAAGGTGTAATGGATACAGATGCAGAAATGTCAATACCAACAGCTATTGATGTAATGCGAGGTGAGGATACTTATGATTACGATTTTGAAGTAGATGGTAACACAGAAGGTTTTACTTTTAGTAGTGATGGAAATATAAGTCTTGAAGATATACAAAGAATGAGAGACATGCAAGGTATTACTGCTGATGGTCAAATGAAACCTAATACTGACAATCTTGGTCTTGGCGCAAGCGCAACACACACAATGCCGGATGGTACTGTAATGCCGGGAGCAACACATAATGCCAATGCTCAATCAGAAATGGGTGGTATGTCAATGGCGGCTGGACAAGGTGGTGTAGACCGCGCAACTTTTAATTCAAACTTTGCAAATTTAACTGACGCACAAAAAGCAAGCGTTGCAGAAATGATGGCTGGTATGACACCAGCTCAAAAAGAAATGTTTGCACGTGGAATGACTACTAGTGGTAAGTTAGGTGGATACGAAGTAGGTGAACAAAATAGGTTAGCATACTAATGGCTTTAACTAATTACACAGGATTAAAAACGTCTATTGCTGACTTTTTAAACAGAGATGACTTAACGTCTGTTATACCTGACTTTGTTGCATTAGCAGAAGCTCAGATTAATAGAGATGTAAGACATTGGAGAATGGAAGCACGCTCTTCAGGACAACAAGACCCGGCAGATGAATACATGCAGATACCAGCAGACTGGGTAGAAACAATTAGATTACACTTAACAGGCACAGGAACTTCAGTAGTTAACCTAGTCTCTAGAGATGCAATGGCAGACAAACGTGCCGCACAAGAGAATGCCGCCGGAACACCAAGAATGTACACGCATGCGAATGGACAGTTTCAATTGTTTCCAACGCCGGATGCAACAACTAATT